GGGGACTAATGTTGGAACAGCTCATGTAGGACAGAAGAAGAGGATAATAGGACTATACAAGACAGTATATGACCCAAAGAAGACAGAACATGATGTGATTATAGACGTGTCATATATAGAGGACCTAGACGATGTAAAACTTCTAAAGCCAACTGAGCACGAATTGAACAAACTAAAAGAGGATGCAAAGAGCCCGGAATTCTTAGATAAGGTAATAGGCAGTTTTGCACCACATATTTACGGTTTTAAAGAGATAAAGAAATCATTATTACTACAGTTAGCAGGTGGCGTGAATGGAAATAGGAGGGGAGATATTAATGTCCTATTGGTAGGAGATCCAAGCATGGCAAAGTCAGAATTATTAAAATTTGGTAAGAAAATAACACAAACCTCAATATACACAAGTGGAAAGGGTACTTCGGCAGCAGGACTTACTATAGGCATGGTTAAACTATCAGACGGAACTATGATTGCACAGGCAGGGGTATTACCACTATGTTCAGGTGGGTTCGCATTTATTGATGAGTTTGATAAGATGAATAAACTAGATAGGAGTTCAATGCATGAAGCAATGGAGCAACAGACAGTATCAAGGGCTGTAGCTGGTATCAATCTAACACTACCAGCTAAGACAAGTATACTCGCAGCAGCAAACCCAAAGTTTGGTAAATATGATCCAGCAGAATCGTTAGGAGAGAATATTAATGTACCTCCAGCATTATTATCAAGATTTGACCTAATATGGCTTATCAAAGACAAGGTTGATTTACACGTTGATATGGCAAAAGCAAACCACATACTTAACACATATTCAGACGATGTAGTCATAGAGAAGCCGTATATGACACCAAGACAACTTATGGCTTATATCAACCTTGTAAGAGAGTCAAAACCAAAACTGTCAGGCGAAATACGAAAAGAAGTGTTAAAAATATATGAAAAGATGAGACAATTATCAAAGGAAGATGAATCAGCACTAGCAATAGGAACAAGACAGCTTGAAGCATTGATTAGACTGTCAATGGCACACGCCAAACTTTTATTCAAACCAAAAGCAGATGTTGAAGATGTCAGGGCAGTAAGAGATATATTAAACGATATGTTTGCAACATTCGGACTTGATATGGATAAGGGTAGTTTTGACCAGTCATTGTTGACAGGAGTTACAGGAAAGGAGACAAAGGAACAGGTCGCTAATCGTGTTTGGGCAGAAGTTTCAGATCCAAATGGGGCTGTACTAATACCAAACTTTATGAAAGCACTTGCAGAATCTACCACTTTTGATGAAACCTCTGCGAAGAAGTTATTTGATAGTTGGGATAAGAACTGCATAGTAAGAATGAATAAGGATGGAACATGGAGGAAGATTGTATGACATTAAGTGAAAGAGAGAGATTTGTATTTCATCTATGTACTGCTATGGTTCTATCAATAGAAAAGTTTGCAGGTAAACCTTTTAGTATTGCAGCAGTCCAAAAACTTGTTTTAAAAAATAGGGCAAGACATTTAAATGAGAAAGACGTAAAAACTCTAACTGAAGATATGAAAGAAGAGGTATTACTTGGTGGTTCGTGTTATGAGGACATGATGAATTACTTTCTTAATAAACCTGCACGATCACTTGATTTTGAGGATGGTAGATAATGGTAGCTAGATGTCGTGGAATATGTGATTTGATAAGGTTGAAGCAGGAAGTAAAAAGACCTAAAAGACTTCCATACTTAACACATTCACAATGTAGGGTATGTAGGATATGGTTTGATAAAAAGACACTTACATCTCATAGGTGTCCATGTTGTAGTACAATACTCGCAATACTTCCAAGAGAGAATGGAAAGAAGAAAATATACAGAAAGGTGTTACATGAACTTAGACATTGACCAACTAGAGGGTGTAGGACCAAAAACAGTAGAAAAACTAGAGGCGTTTGGTGTTACTTCTCTATATGATATTTGTGTTAGAGGAGCAAAAGAGATATCAGAAATAACTGGAACAGCAAAGTCAAAGTCAGATGCTTGGGTGTTCAATGCACAAAAGATACTCGAAGATGGGGGTCTAATAAGGAAAACAGATATGTCTACACTAGATTTATTTGAATATCAAAATAATATTGATACTTTAGCAGTAAAATGTGAGGCAGTAGACGACCTTATGAGTGGGGGAGTCAAGCCAGAATGTACTTACGAAGTATATGGGGAGTTTGGTTCTGGGAAAACCCAGTTCTGTCTTGCATTAACAGTTGAGGCTATTGCTAGAGGAGATAATGTTGTTTGGGTTGACTGTGAAGACACATTCAGACCAAAAAGAGTGGCTGAGATTCTTAAAGAAAGGGGATATACAAAAGACACAGAAGAGGCGTTTGATTACTTGAAGAAAATAGATTATTTCTTTACACCCAACACTGAGCAGTTGATGGGAACTATTAATGCATTATCTGATGTCTTATTAAAGAAAAAACCAAGACTTGTAATAATAGATGGTTCTATTGGACAGTTTAGGGAGGAGTATTTGGGAAGAGGAACACTTGCAGACAGACAGAATCAAATAGCAAGGCTAATGACACACCTAAAGAACATAGCATTTTATTTTAAATGTACGGTAGTATTCACAAACCAAGTAATGTCAGATCCAAGTATAATGTTTGGTGATCCTACAAAGCCAATAGGTGGCAATATTGTTGGTCATGCAAGTACATATAGGATATATTTCAAGAAATCCGGGAGAAAACATATTGCTAGGATGGTAGATAGTCCAGAACACCCTGTTGCAGATGCTCCATTTGCCCTTGATGCTAAAGGAATATCAGATGTAGAAGAATAACGATATATACACTCAATTACTCATATAAGTATGAACCCAAGGGAACGCATGAGGTTTAGTAATAGAAAAGCAGTTAATTGGTTGCTAGAGAATGGCTATGATGACATATGGTTAAAAGCTCATGGTAGGAGGCATGATTTGGTCTACACAACAGGTGATTGGTATCGTGCATTGGATTTATGGAATTTATTTGATGGAATATGCTTCAATAAGGTAGGTAAAATAGTTCTTATACAGATAAAAACCAACTCATGGGCGAAAGAACAACCCATAAAGGACTTCCTAACTAACAAAAAGAACCTTATTGCACTAGCTATCAACGTAAGTAGGCGTAAAGGTAGGTGGTATGTTCATATCCGGGAGTATAAAACTTAAATACAAAACAATACAACAAAATTATATTGGCACATATAACAATAATAGCGGGCGGAGTATGCAAACTCTGTGGTCATCCACAAAGAACACATCAGGACAACAATGGTTGTACCGATTGTGATTGCACAGCAATAGGTTCATATTAAAGTAACAATTTATATTACCTATATGTTTAAGGATAAAGATGGTAATATAATTGGTGTCGGTGAAACTACTGCTATTTCTATATGTATTGATCTTTTCAAAGACAGCACGAAAATCATTCCTCAGTATCCTCTTCTAAAACTACTCACAGATGAATATCTTGATTCATTATCAGAGAGTTATTTAAAACATAAAATAGATATTATGATATTCACAGCAGACCAAAAGATTGTTGTTCGTGTGCAAGGCAAGGACCACGATGGTGTGTTAAAGTCAGCGAGAGACACCGTTCAGAAGAAACTAATGGAATGGAATGACTGTATAGTCGTGGATCTAACATGGCAGGAATGTCCATATCTATTCAAGGAACAAAAGGATGAGAATAGTTATTTGGAGGTTTTGAACGCCTTTAAGAGTTCAGGATTATTTATATAGATCTTTAGGTACGTCTGGCTTTACTTCTTTGTCTTCCTTTACATCTTCATCTTTTTGCTTCAAGTACATACTATACAACTCATGTTTTTGTTGTGATATCTTCTCCTTTACCATTAGCATAGTTATCTCTACCTCAAGGAAGCTACATTTGTTATCTAGGAAAGCCTTGTCTAACGCCTTATCCATTTTACCATAGAGTTTATCTATTATATTCCACCTTGGTTCGTGATCATGTTCCGGGGGCATACCACCCCTATTTTATT